CATATTTCGCATTGATTGCCATGTCACCAATTTTAATCATCATTCTTCCTTTCCATAAAGTAACTGCATGATATCATATACACAATCGTCTATGGGGCAATGTTTAGTGATATGTAAGGAAGGATCAAAGCCAGGGTAATCTACTTTACAGTAACCCTTGTTGGTGTTGTAGAATATATCTATTGCTGTGCGAACATCACGCCAACGTTGGAATGGCCAAATAGGCTCAAGTTCTAATTGCTCTTCAAAAGAATCTACAATCAATTGATCTAGATTGCCGCGCGCCCAGACGTAGCATTTCTTATCATTCTTTGATTCAGCCCATTCTCGCAATCGCTGATATCCGTCTTCAAATATGATATCCGATGGACTAATATCGAATGATCTTGCACGGACAATATCACATTGTTTTGCCCACCATTGCATTGTTGTTTTACCAACCTTACGGTGCAGGCGTTTAATCTGATCTTCTACATTGAATTTAACAAAAAATGCAGAATCGCGTAATTCTTGAGGCGAGGGTTTTGTATCAGCGTCAAAGTATATTGCTGATAATGATAGAATAACAGAATTGGACTCTTTGCCTAGAGTCTCCACATCAAACATAAACATAATTAATCTTTCGTTGGATCGTGTAATATAACAGGTACTGCTGGCTGCTTCAGTGCATCTTGAATTGATTCTTGAAGAGTCTTACCTTTTCTTTTGGGCTGACCGCCATTACGATAAGTCTCTGCAAGCATCCAATCTGGCAAAGGTTCTATATCATCGGGTTCACCCCAAAAGTTTTTGTTCATTTGTATCCGTTCTTCCGTAGTGTTTGAACTTGGTCATTCGGTGTCATAAAACAACGGGCTCTATAGGTTATAGTACCTGTTGTTGGATCGTTTTGTTTTGTGAATTCAATCATTCCAGATCGAGCCATTTCTTCGACTAGTTCGTAAATCATTTTTCTTTTTATTTCGTCGGTTGGTATTCCACGCATTTCATCTTTAAAAGTATTTTTGACAGTCAACATTTTACCTTGTATAGTAGGAGTGGGTTCAGCATAGGTATCATAGGTACCACCGCCTCCGCCAGCAAGACCGCCGACAGTAATGTTACCAAATATATCTACTTGTCCTTGCATACCTTTAATATCAATATGCGTTAGTGGAGGTATCATTGCCATTATTTAATTCTCCAATTCATAGTATTAACTCTGTTAAATTTTTAAAATCTCCTAAATTTCCTTTCACAAAGGTATTAAACGAAAGGCTCACGCGCAAGTTATTTTCTTTTTTAGTAGTAACCATGTGCGTTAGTGTCGAAGGAAAAATGTATATCGTACCTGTCTTAGCAGGCAACCACCATGAGGTGGAATTGTATCGATTCCAATCTTTTTGCGGTATGATTATATTTGTTCTATCTTCGTGCCTGTAAAAGTATATTTTATCATTTTCTTCATCTACATCGAGATAAACTATTCCCGACATAATACTATTGGGGTGACAGTGCTTATGATGAAATTGATTTTCTTTTGTATAATTTATCCATGACTGTGTAATATACAAACTTACATCATCTTTGGCATTATAGATTGTTCTGAAATAAGCATTGACAGAATCATTGAGTTCAGCATAGAGTTTCGATAAGCCTTTATGCTTCAATACATAATGATCTGTACTCGTTGTGTTGCCCTCGTTGTTTCGCTGATTCTTTCCAATATTCTCAAATATAGTCTTTTCGAATTCAGTAAAATCTCGTCCTAGTTCGTTCGCTTGAATAACTGTAGGAAACAACTCAATCGTATGATATAGCATAATTAGTCTAACAATAGTTTATAATTAGAATTCTCGGGAGTCAATTCGTTTGGATTTGCATTAAACGATGCTTCAAGTACGCGCAAGTCATTAGCAGCATCAGATACGGCATGCCAATCGCCTTGTTCGATGTTCATACGCATATAATCGATATATGCTTTTTTGCGAGACTCAAAGTCTTGCTTAGTGATTGGTGCTAGGGGTGTACTCATAGTTTATTGTTTCCTCATTTTCTTGAAGTATTACTGCGCCATTCTTAGTATGAAAATTATACGCCATTGTGGTCTTGGGTGAGAGCGTTACGTAACGATCAATCCCTAAATTTTTCCCAATGTAATCTACTGCTTCGAACAACAGTTCTCGGGCAGTACCTTTTTCGTATGACCAAATGGAATAGAAAATTGCTACTAGAGGATCGCCCTCAGTAAATAATTCATTTTCTTTTGTGGGTACAGCTGGTTCAATTGAACAACATAAAATTGCTGCTGGCTTATCTTTACCTTCTACAATAAAAACGAAACGATTGTGACCAAATCTCTTTTCTATCGGAATCGTTGGGCGTACTGGATCTTCTGTTAAGTAAGAGACAAAACTATCCAACGCATTTAAAATTTTCATGTCGCTTCACTTAATGTCGATTCAGTAATTTCAGTAGATTGTTCTGCTGCAAGTTCGCGTTCTTTATAGAAACGATACAACTTTATGCGATGTGCAAACTGAATCGGCTCTTGAAATGGATTAGGTAATGTACCAAATTTATCGTACATTTCATCCAGTATCGTATTAAGTTCTTCGTCTGACATTTGCATAGTATATCACGGGTAAATTATAAAGTGTGGTAATCTTTACAGTATATATTCTTCTTGTGGATCTTGTGATACTACAAAGTTTATATACTCTACTGCTAAGTCTTCATTCAGGAATGAACGAACGATAGTCTGCCCTGTATAGGTAGAGGTAAAAAGCAAAAGAATATTCTTTTTGTATATAGAGAATTTGATTACCCAATTATTGCGCTCTACGGTTTGCCACGATTGCAAGTTCTTTGCAATATGTGTCGCAAGTAAAGTGGAATCGGGTATCGATAATTTTTCTTTCTTCATAATACTATGTATGAAAAAAGAATTCTACACGATACCCTTAAGTATTACTTTGATGCCTTGCTTCCGAACCAAGCGTTTGGCTGCATTGCTACTGTAACAAACTGATCTGTGATGCGTGTCATATTTTTAGCGAATTGCGTCTGTGCTTCAACAAATTCATTCATAGCTTTGGCTACTGATTCTTCTTTGACATAAAGTTCAACCCAAGTCTTTTTTGCGCGTTGAAATGTATCAATGTAAGTATCTAAAAAAATCATTTTTTATCCTTTATTCAATTGTTATATGACGGAATTTTAACAACATTTCTGCCTGCTTTTGACGGGCTTCGATCAATGCCAATACGATGAGTTTAAGTGTTCGCATGTTATTCCTTGTGAGAATGGCGACATTGCCATACACTTATTTAGTAAAACCGTGCTGTGCTGCACAACCGTTTTAGGTAATTAATTAAGTTCGCCTTCACTTTAGCCTTGGAGGAACATAAGTAACGGTGTGCCTTTAGATGATAAGATTCTTTAGGTGAGCCTTTCTGATTCTACAAGATACCCAATCATTATAGTATTCTTGCTTAATCAAAGCCCCTCTAGTAAATATCTCTAGTGATTCATAGTAAGAACATTCTGATCTAGTCTTGCACAGATACAGAATTTCACGTTTGAAGTGTTCGACACCTAGATTGTGAACATCTTCTTGGACTGTCTTACTAGAACCCCAATAAGCCATCCAATCTGAATTCACTCTGATTTTCTTAGTCTTACCTTTGACTTGTTTACGACCAGATTTGGTAAAGAATTTCTTACCAACATAGTAGCGATTGTCTTTTAGATTAGTTATCAAATAGACATAGCCAAATGCGTCTCCGATCTGATCTTCTGTAAACTCTTTTTCGTTATAAAACCAAGTCATTAATAGTCTTCATCATGTTCCACTTCTTCTTCAATTATATATCCGGAACAGAAGGGACAGAATTTTGGACTATCTTCACAATCTTCTACATCATACTCTATCTTATACTTTGAATCACACTCTGAACAATGGTGTTTTATTATCATTACACTCTTCTTATTTTAGTTTTTTATGCGTGACAAGCACACTTTATTTCATAGTCTGCAATTGCCGCTTTAATCGCATCTTCTGCCAATATGCTACAATGTATTTTGACCGGAGGTAAGGCGAGTTCTTCTGCAATCTGAGTATTCTTAATGCTTCCC